ATCAATCCAATAATAATACTTTTATGGGTGGGGTTAATTCCCCACCTGTTCAGAAAGGAATATTATGAAAATAACTAATGGAAAAAAAATTATTGAAAGACCACAAGCTGATTATGAAAGAAATAAAACTACATGGGCATTAAGAGGTTTTACACCTGTTGAAGATAAGCCTAAAGTTGATAAGGTAGACAAACCAAAGAAAAAGAAAGATAAATAATGGCAACCACAGAATTTTCAGTAGCATTATCTCATGTTCAAGAGTATCAACCAGATATTGCCACATATGGTGATGATGATTTTGACACTCAATTACAACACGCAGAGAATGATGTCATTAGACAAATTCGTGAGGAATGGTGGGAAAGATATAGACACACAGTAAGATATAAAGATATTACAAAAGTTACTTCTATTGAATTAGACAGTTCAAAATTAACAAATGCACAATGGGTTAGATGTGTAGTCTACAAAGCACTAGCAGAATATATAATGCCACAACTTACTAAATGGCGAACACCAGATGGTGAAGCAGACGCTTTCCAAGTGCAAATAGAATTTTACAGAGCCAAATACGCAGAAGAATTTAACGCAGTATTGAGAGATGGAGTAGAATATGATGAAGACTCTGATGGCTCAATATCAACAAGTGAAAAAGAGCCAATACACCATTTAAGATTAGTTAGATAATGGTAGCAAAAATTACCTTTACTGATAACAGTGCTGAGATAGCCAACGATTTTAGTATTTTAGTTAAAAAAATGCCACAACTTGTTCAAAGATCATTGGCTAAAGTCTCTGCGTTTGAAGTTGCTTCAATAAAAAATAGAACACAAAATAAAGGCATAGATGCATTTGGTAAAAAGTTTGCTCCTTATTCTAAAAAGAATAAAAGAGCAAGAAGAAAACAATCTGGTGTTGTTGATCTTACTGATACAGGGCAAATGTTTAGTGCTTTGACATTTAAATCATCAAGAAGTAAAGGAGAATTATTTTTTAGATCAAAGGACGCAACTGACAAAGCTTCATATCATGATTTATTTGGAGCAGGTAAAAACAAAGTTAAAAGACAATTCTTTAGAATAAGTAAAAAAGAACAATCACAAATACAAAAACAATTTAATGAATTAATACTAAAAGGATTAGGACTATGAGTGAAAGAGAAGATATAGCAAGTGATATCATAACAAAATTGACTGCAGTTAGTTCACCGATCACATTCAAAAAAATAACAAGAGAGCCATTTTTGGTTGAAGATTTATCAAATGCACAATTTCCTGCGATTTTTATTTCAACAAGTGATGAAACAAGAGAAGATTTTAGTATGGGTAGCAATAGTACAGGCAAAAGATCTGGTACTATTGATTTTGTATTAATTGGTTATGTAAAAGGAACTACATCAAATATTGATACTGCTAGAAATCAATTAGTAGAAGTTGTTGAAGAAACACTTGATAACGATATTACGAGAAATGGTAACGCTATAGATACACAAATAGTTGATGTTTCAGCTGATGAAGGTGTACTTTTTCCTATTGGAGCAGTAAGAATTGTGGTAAGAGTTTTATATGAATTTACAAGAGGTACTGCATAATGGCTAAAGATATAATAATGACAAAAGGAAATGATATTGTTTGTATCAATCCCAATAGCCTTGATAAGTTTTTGAAACTAGGCTATGTTCAAGAATCTTCTGAGGTTGAGAAAAAAAAAGTTGAAATGAAACCAAAAGAAGTTAAAAAAGAAGAATATAAACCTATTACAAAGGAGTAATATAAATGGCACATCATGGAAAAGAAGGTGTTGTAAAAGCAGGTAGTGATGTAATTGGATCAGTCACAGGTTTTTCAATCGACACCACAGCAGACGTTGTTGAAGATACAAGTCTTGGCAATTCTGCAAAAACATACCTAGCAGGTAGAACTGCATACAGTGGTTCAATAGACATGCACTATGACGAAACTGATACTGCACAAGAAACTTTAGACGCAGGAGCATCAATTAGTTTTACATTATTACCAGAAGGAAATACATCTGGTGACCAATCATTCGCAGGTTCAGGTATTATAACCTCAATGTCAGTTGGTGTATCACTTGATGGAGTAACTACAAGAACTGTTGCTTTTCAAGGCACAGGCGCATTAACAATAGGTACTGTTTAACAATAATTAATGACATCTGAAAAAATAGACTTCTTTGAAGGAGTCAAAGGGCATTTTGAATCTCTTGAAACAAGAATTATTGAAGTGCCAGAGTGGGGATTAGTAGGCGATAAAGCTATTTATTCTAAACCTTTTAATATGCTAGAAAAATCTAAAATATTTAAAGGTAGTGAAGGTGGTGATCTCAATGTCCTTATTGATGTTATTATAGAAAAATCACTTACTAAAGATGGTGATAAAATGTTCACTATGGAACATAAATTACCTTTTAAAGTTAAAGCAGACACAGATGTGATTGCAAAGGTATCTTCGCAAATTATGGCAACTGAAGAACCCAACGCTTTAAAAAAAAAATAAAAGAAACACCAGAAATCTATAATGTTCTTTCACTAGCTGAAAGACTACATATGACTGTATCACAAGTATTGCAAATGCCTGTTAATGAGTTTATGTTGTGGCTATCGTACTTTGAAATCAAATTAGAAGAAAGCGAAAGACAACAACGAATAATGAAGATGAAACATGGCAGATAAAAATCTTAATATTAATATTCTTGCTAAAGATAAGAGCAAACAAGCCCTTAATTCTGTTCAAGGTAATCTCAATAAAACAAAATCATCTGTACTAAATCTTAAAAATGCTCTTATTGGTTTAGGAGCAGGATTAGCAATAAAGTCAATAGTAAATGTAGGTAAGGAAGTAGAAAGTCTTGGAGTACGTTTCAAATTCTTATTTGGAAGTGTTGAGCAAGGTGCAGTTGCCTTTAACAATTTAACCAAATTTGCAGGTAAAGTTCCGTTTTCATTAGAAGCAATAACTAGAGCATCAGGCTCATTAGCAGTTGTAGCTAAAGACGCACAAGATTTAAATAGAGTTTTAGAAATAACAGGTAATGTTGCGGCAATATCTGGTTTAGATTTTGAAACTACTGCTATGCAAATTCAAAGAGCATTTAGTGGTGGCGCTAGTGCCGCTGATCTTTTTAGAGAAAGAGGTGTACTTGCAATGCTTGGTTTTGAAGCAGGAGCAAGAGTATCTGTTGAACAAACTATAGCCAAATTTGAAGAAGTTTTCTCTGGTGATGGAAGGTTTGCAGGAGCAACCAATGACTTAGCAGAAACATTTGAAGGTACTTTATCAATGTTGGGTGATAAAGTTTTTAACTTTCAAAAAACAATCGCAGAAGCAGGTTTTTTTCCTGAGTTAAAAAGACAATTTGGTAATTTAAATGAAACCTTAGAAGAAAATTCCGTAGCCATAGATCAATTTGCAACAAAAATTGGAATAGGATTAGCAAAGGCATTAGTAGCAGTAGTTAATGGTATGAAAGCACTCAAAGATAATGCTGATTTAGTGTTTGGTGTTCTTGGAGGTATCATAGCTTTAAAATTTGCAGGAATTATATATGGAATGACCACTGCATTGTTAGGATTAACTGCACAAATGAAAGCATTTAATGTAGCAACAAGAGCCAATATTATTTTTGGTGGTATTGCAGTTTTTATTGGAGCAATGACTCTTTTAATAAATAAATTTAGAGAATTTAAAATGGAACTTGTGGGTGCAGATGTTTTGGATTTAGTAACTGATTTAGAAAGTGCCACGTTAGCTTCAGAACAATTAGCGCTTAAACTTGAAAATTTACAGAGTAGACAAGGTAAAGGAAAGTCATTTAATCCAAATATTGAAAAAGAGATCAATAAAACAAAAGAACAAATAAAAGAATTAGATCAAATGATCTTAGCCTTCCAACAATCACTTCAATTTGCTGATTTAAGAAAACTACAAAATATACCTTTAGTCGTGAAAGATCAAACAAAAGCAATAAAAACAGAATATTCAAAACAAATTGAAGCAATGCAAGAATCATTTTTAACAGAAATTCAATTAATGAAAAAGAAATCAGATGATCAATTACAAGTTATAAATGACTTCTTAGAAAAAGAAAAAGATTTAACGGTTAAACAAAAAGAAGAATTAGAATCTTTGAAAGTGAAAATTACTGCAAAATTTATCAGTGATGTAAATGCCTTGAAAGACAAAGAAAGAGAAGATGAAAGAAAACATCAAGAAGAATTATTAAAAATTCATAAAGAATACATTAAGAAAAATATGGACTTAGCTAGAACAGGTCAAATTAAAGATGTTGATTTATCTAAAATGTCTCAAGAAGAAAAAAATAAAATAGCAAAAGCAGGAATGAGAAGTGCGTTAGATGATTTATCTAGTCATAACAAAGAGTTATTCCAAATAAATAAGGCATTTAAAATTGTAGATGCAATAGTAGATGGGGTTGCAGGTGTTCAAAAAGCATTGGCTCTTGGACCATTTGGTATTCCATTAGCAGTAATGATTGGAGCTCTTACTGCCGCGAATGTTTCTAAAATTGCGAGTCAACAATATTCAGGCAGAAGAACAGGTGGTCAAGTAACAGGTGGTACACCATATATGGTAGGTGAACAAGGACCTGAATTATTCGTTCCTCAACAATCAGGTGATATAAAGCCAAACAGTTCATTGGGTGGAACAACAGTCAATGTAACTATAATGGCAAATGATACAGAAGGTTTTGATAATTTATTAGTTAAACGTAGAAGTACGATTGTTAATGTGATAAATGATGCACTTAATTCACAAGGTAAAGAGGCTTTAGTATAATGAGTGGTACTTATCCAACATCACCAACATTTAGAACATTAGGATTTAGTTCTGAACAAAACACAATTACATCAACAACTGATAGTGGGAAAATGTTTAGTGTTCAAGTAGATGGTCAAAGATGGAAATTTTCAGCTTCATACGCCCCTATGAGTAGAAACAACTTTGCACCAATTTACGCATTCATAATTAAACAAAGAGGTCAAAAAGAAACATTCCAAATAGTTCCACCTGTTATTTCAAAAGCAAGAGGAAATGAAGTAAATAATGTTGCTGTTAATGGTGCTCATACCGCAGGTGACACAACTATTACTATAGACGGACATCATAATAATTCTAATGGTGCATTTTTATCAGGCGATCTAATTAAGTTTGGTAGTCATAGCAAAGTATATATGATTGTTGAAGATGTTAATCCATCAGGGAATGCATCTACAATAACTATAGAGCCACCACTAAGAGAAAATTTAGCTGATGATGCCACAATAACTTATGATGATGTTCCTTTTACTGTAAGACTGACAAACGACATTCAACAATTTAATACTGACGATATTGATAAATATAAATTTGAAGTTGATTTCATAGAGGCATTGTAATGGCTAGAGGATTATCTAGCGACCT